GTAAACAAAGGAACAAAAGATGTATTTGATAGCATTGAAAAAGACTCTGTTGGCATTGATAGTCTTGATGATGGCTTGCAGTTGCAGCCTAATACCAAGTAAACAAGTAGAGATTATTACAAAGCCCATCGAAAGACCCATAGTACAACCTGTACTACCAAGAGCGATTGATTTAAAAGAGCCATATTGGTACGTGGTTTCTGAAAAAAACTTAGAAGAGTTTTTAGCTCGGGTAAAAAAAGAAGAAGGATCTGTTGTATTCTTTGCAATGTCTGTTCCTGATTACGAGCTTATGGCTTATAACATGCAAGAATTAAAAAGATATATTAAAGAACTAAAAGAGGTGGTCGTCTATTATCGAAAAGTCACGACTACAGGAGGAGATAAAAATGAGTAACCAACCTTACGCTTTCGTTTATAAATGCAAACTAAAATCTGTGACCGACGGCGATACTTTACGTTTACAAACCATAGATCTAGGGTTTTCTGTGCAACTACATAATAAAGCCGTTAGAATTAATGGCATAGACACTCCCGAATCTAGGATTAATTTAAGAAAATATCCGGAAAGAGCGAAAGAGAAAGAATTAGGCCTACTGGCCAAAAAAAAGTTGAAAGAGTGGTTAAAAGGCGAAATAACTTTAAGGTCTTACGGGACAGATAAATATGGAAGAGTTTTAGGTGACATATTTTGCGAAAAAGGTAATGTTGCGGAGCTTTTAAAAAAAGAAAATTTAGCCGTAGATTATCATGGCGGTACAAAAACTAAAAAATGGGGTGAGTAAATGACAGAAAAAGAAAACATGGCAATTTCACAAGAAGGTATAGCTTTAATAAAACGCTTTGAAGGATGTGAGCTTAAAAGTTATCGCTGTAGCGCCGGAGTGCCTACCATAGGTTACGGATCCACAAAAGGAGTGTCTATGGATATGGAGATCACACAGGAAAGAGCAGAAGCTTTGCTAATTGAAGATATATCTGATTTTGAAGAGGAAGTGAACAAATGTGTAAAAGTGCCTCTTACACAAAATCAATTCGACGCTCTAGTTGCCTGGACCTTCAATTTAGGAGGAACTAATTTGCGTAATTCAACAATGTTGAAAGTTTTAAATGAAGGAGAATACGAAAAAGTACCTAGCGAAATGAAACGCTGGAATAAAGCTGCGGGTAAAACTCTTGATGGTTTGATTAGGAGGCGAGAAGCAGAGAGTTTACTTTTTAAAGACGAGCCATGGCACGAAGTTTAACGATGTGTAATACTACCCAAAGGCGTCTAGTACGCTTAGAGTTGGGTGGTTTTACGTCACTACCTGACCACCCGACTCGACTATGAGCGACATTTCTTACAAAGATTTCGATATTTTATCCGAGACTGATAAAGCAGAAGCTTTAGCCTTACTCAATAGATATGAACAATTAGAAAAACAAGATTCTTGCCAAAATGATTTTCTGTCTTTTTTAAATCACATGTGGCCTGAATTTATCGAGGGTCGACATCATAAAATAATAGCTGAAAAATTTAATCGAATCGCGGAGGGTAAATTAAAAAGACTCATAGTTTGTTTACCGCCAAGACACTCAAAATCTGAGTTTGCCTCAACATTTTTTCCGGCCTGGATGATGGGTAAGAAGGGTAATTTAAAAATCATACAAACTACACACACAGCAGAGTTAGCGGTTCGTTTTGGTCGAAAAGTAAGAAATATAATTGATAGTGAGGAATATCAGCATATCTTTCCAGATCTTAAATTACAGGCAGATAACAAAAGCGCTGGTAGATGGACTACAAATAAAGATGGCGAAAGTTTTTATGCTGGTGTCGGAGGAGCTATAACTGGACGAGGTGCAGATCTATTAATAATAGATGATCCACATTCCGAACAAGATGCCATGTCACCTAAAGCTATGGAATCGGCTTACGAATGGTACACATCAGGACCCAGGCAACGTTTACAGCCTGGCGGAATAATTGTGATAGTAATGACAAGATGGAGCACTAAAGATTTGGTAGGAAACGTTTTAAAAAAACAATCAGACGAGTTTGCGGATCAGTGGGAGGTTATTGAGTTTCCAGCGATTATGCCGGATTCGGATAAACCTTTATGGCCAGAGTTTTGGAAAAAAGATGAACTTTTAAGCGTGAAAGCTTCCTTGCCTATATCCAAATGGAACGCACAATGGATGCAAAATCCAACAGCCGAGGAAGGCTCTATTGTTAAAAGAGAGTGGTGGCAGCGCTGGGAAGATGAAGATATACCGCCTTACTCTTATGTGATACAAAGTTATGATACGGCTTTTTCGAAAAAAGAGACGGCGGATTACTCTGCAATCACTACTTGGGCAATATTTAACAGGGGAGACGAAAATGCAGATGAAATTATGTTGTTGGATGCAAAAAGAGTTAGATGTGACTTTCCGGAGCTCAAAAAAATGGCCATGGAAGAATATAGGTACTGGGAGCCAGATTGTGTTTTGATTGAAGCAAAAGCTTCTGGAACACCGCTGACACATGAGCTTAGGAGGATGGGTATTCCTGTAACAGCTTACTCTCCAAGTCGGGGTCAAGACAAAATAGCTCGTATGAATAGCGTAGCGCCTATTTTTGAGTCTGGCATGGTTTGGGCGCCGGAACATGATTTTGCTGATGAAGTGATTGAAGAAATGGCCTCATTTCCCTATGGAGATTATGACGACTATTGCGATAGTGCTACAATGGCTTTAATGCGCTTTAGACAAGGCGGTTTTATTTCTTTAAGAGAAGATTACGAAGACGAGGTAAAATTATTAAAAACAAACAGGACAATATATTACTAAAAATATTTTTAACTAAATTTATACTTGATGGTCTAGAATATTCTGGCCCGTATATTCATGCAGAGTCTTTTAGCGATGCCGCGCTTGTAGCAGAGGTCCACGGACTCGAGGTAGATGGCGAGTTGTCAGACATAGTAGATTTGGATTTAGAATGTGAAACAAGAGTGTTACACTAAAAGATTATGGCTATTGATAAACCTCTAGGTACAGAAAATGACCCTAACGTAAAAAATTTAGGATCTGCTGTCGAGATTCAACCGGACACCTCAAGAGAGGATCAAATCAGAGCAGCTGCTGAAATTTTAGTTAGTGAAGAAAATTTATTGGTGGATGGCGAGATAGAACAAGCAGCTCCGGCAATGAATTTTAATATGAACTTAGCTGAGGTTTTGCCTCAAGATATTCTACAAAGCATTTCAAGCGACCTTTTGAGCTCAATAAAAGGCGACAAACAATCAAGAAGTGAGTGGGAAAAAACATATACAGATGGCCTGAAATATTTAGGTATGAAGTTTGATGATGCGAGATCACAGCCGTTTGAGGGAAGCTCCGGGGTTATACACCCTATACTCGCAGAAGCAGTAACACAATTTCAAGCTCAGGCTTACAAAGAAATGCTACCAGCAAAAGGTCCTGTGAAAACAGAAATTATCGGCGCACGAACAGTAGAAACAGAAAATCAAGCAGAAAGGGTGCAAGAATTTATGAACTATTACATTATGAATGTGATGGAAGAGTACGACCCGGAGTTAGATCAAATGTTGTTTTATCTACCTTTAGCTGGATCAGCTTTCAAAAAGATATATTTTGATTTTGTCTTGAATAGGGCAATGTCTAAATTTATCCCTCCAGAGGACTTAATTGTGCCTTATGAGGCAGCAGACATAAGCAGCGCAGAGAGAATAACGCATGCTATCAGCATGTCCTCTAATGAAATAAAAAAACAACAACTTAGCGGGTTTTATGCAAACGTGGACATAGGCAGTGATACCTATGGCGAAGATCTCTCTGATGTCCAGGAGGCGATTGACGACATACAAGGCATATCACCAAGCTATAAAGAAAACCGCAACAGAATTGTTTATGAAGTGCACACTGTTTTAGATATTGAGGGGTTTGAAGATCTAGACGAGCAAGGGATGCCTACGGGCCTTAAGCTTCCATATATTGTCACCATAGAAGAGTCGTCAGAAAAGATTTTAAGTATAAGGCGTAACTACTTAGAAAATGACTTATTAAAAAACAAAATCAATTACTTTGTTCAATATAAATTCATGCCTGGCTTAGGTTTTTATGGCCTAGGTCTATCGCACATGATCGGTGGTTTGTCTAAGGCTTCTACCTCTATATTAAGACAACTTATAGACGCGGGCACACTAGCAAATTTACCAGCTGGATTCAAAGCACGAGGTATGAGGATAAGAGACGAGGATGAACCCTTGCAACCAGGAGAGTTTAGAGACATAGATACTACAGGTGGATCTTTACGAGAAAACTTAATACCTTTACCAATCAAAGAACCCAGCAACGTCCTTATGTCTTTGTTAGGTATTTTAGTTGACTCTGGTAAACGTTTTGCTGCTATTGCCGACATGAATATAGGCGATGTAAATCAAGCTATGCCAGTGGGTACGACAGTCGCTTTATTAGAGAGAGGCACAAAAGTGATGAGCGCAATACACAAAAGATTGCACTATTCACAAAAATTAGAATTTAACTTATTGGCAAAAGTATTTGGCGAGTCGCTACCGCCTGTTTACAACTACCAAATAGGCACAGGACAAAACCAAATAAAAATACAGGACTTTGATGATCGAGTAGACATAATACCTGTATCAGATCCTAATATATTTTCTCAGAGTCAAAGAGTCACTTTAGCTCAAGAGTTATTACAGATGGTGCAATCTAACCCAGAAGTGCATGGGCCCATGGGCATTTATGAAGCTTCTAGAAGG